CCATTTTCTGCTTTTCTTTGCTTTTATTATTTCGTAACCCCGTCGCTAAGATAGTTTTACCCCGCTCTCAACACGCGAGTCAACGACCCGTTTGATTTTCCGGTACTGGTTGGGTGGCAAATGTCGCATTGTCCACTCAAATTGAGCCCTGTACATTGGATAGTTTGGGTCTTTTGGGTTATGGGATAAGTATCGGAATAGTGTCTTTCCGAAGTTTTCTGGGCAGGCGCCCCCTTCGAAGAAAGTCTGAGAACAAAAATTGAAAATCTCAAGACCCGGCCTAAGTTCACACATTTTAACTATATGCCCAATAGCCGTTAACCCTTCTACTAATCCATTGAAGTGGAGCTCATACGAATCATCTCCCATGGCTTTGATTCCCATCAACTTTACCGGTTCCCTCATCCCCGCTTGTAATCTTGCTCCCAATGTAGCAATGATACGACACCTCGAGTTAGTACTACTGGTGTTATAATCACCGGAGAGTTGCCCCCCCGGAATCATTTGCTCCAATAGTTCACCGTCTGGCATCGCAAACACTGTATGTCCCACAATGTGTGCATGATAACGTAACAGGAAGTGAAAATCCGTGTCTGTTGCGTCCGCGAGTCTAGCCCTGATATCTGCATCCATCTCAAGTTCCCATTGCTGAACGGACCAATCCCATCCAGATACATCTGTCTCACATATTGTTCCATACTCCGACATAGTCTTTGCATGTTCCCAAATTATGGACAGACCCTCATCGTGTAATCCAATACCAGGTGCTGATGGACAACGTTCCCACATAGCAATTTCTGCTTTGTTTTGTGTTGCACATAACATCCTAGTTATGATTTGATCGACAAGAGACACACTCGAAATAATCCGATAGCGTCCTTCCTGAACTTTCTTGATCCCGTGTGGTTCGTTTTTGATGAAAACTTTTACCGGATCAGCCAAACCGCGTTGAACCAACTGTTCACCTGACATCTTGAAAATTTCCTCCCCCAATGACAATACCGCTCGCATCCGTTCTTTCACAGCTCTCCTGATAATGCTTCCATTATCCCTCAAGACAGACTCATTATCTTTGCCTAGCTTGATCCAGGGAAACCCTGGGTGGGACTCTTTTACAATATCTTTCAGAGTGTCAGCGTATGCGTTTTCCCAGTGGTTGCATTCGCATGCAATCGGGCCGCAATCGCCGCCATCTCCGCGGAGACACCTCGTGAAGTCTGGTCGAGCAGTTCTTGGGTATAGGTTGACATCCATGAACTGTCCAATGATCCACTCGTTTTCTTCCCCTTGTGGTTTCCAGCTTCCTTCTTTGAGCTTCCTGGCGTGAAGTCGGAAACTTTGCTTGGTGGCTTGGTTTCCCCTGTCTGGCCAGACCCATCCTTTGAGTTCTTCGATTTCTTCGATTTCTTCCTCTTTGGGGCAATGCTGTTTGGCTTTACCCCCGAAGCTGTTGATTTCGAACCTTCCGATCCTCCGGACGTTGTCTGAGACCCCGTCGATGGCCCAATTGTAGTAGTTGCTGCCCCACCACTGGGGCGCTCCTGAAAAACCCGTACTGCTTCCTCAAGACTCTCAGTACGACCAAAATCTCCTTCACCGGACTCATCATCGAAATCGTCAGCCCACTGAAAT